AGCATATTTATGTGTAAATATGTTGTCATCCAACCTATTAATTTTGGCGGGCCGATCAGGAACAGGTGTGTGTTTTATGAACTCAGGCATCATATCATAAACCACCTGCTCTATCGCTTTGAACATGGGACCACACCACACTTTGAACTCATCAACTCGAGAATTTATCCAACGTACAGGCTTGTACTGTGGATAACTCTCAACTTTAATGAATCCTTTCACGTGGTGGGACACACTGGCGCTTGGTCGACAATAATTGGAGGCAGCATAGGCGTCTCTATACTGCTGTTTTCTACTCTCGGGAAATCGGAGCTGGTCGATGAATTCGTCGACGCTATGAACGTCAACTTTCGGCATCTTCTTTGCTTCCTTCCTCGAGTACGCTTCAAGGTCTCTCGCAACACGACGGGTGAAGTTGCACAGGTACGCAGGGTCTCCACCGACTCGTTTGTAGAATCCTTGTTTGATCGTCTCGGCATCATTTCGGTCTCCTGATATCGGTGCATAGCCTGGAATCCAGAACGTAGGTAAACGCCGGAAGTTCTTAGAGCGTGGCCTGTTTTCTGTAAAAGACCTAATTGTGTCACGCTCTGGTGGGGCAACGAGTGGCAATTTGACTTCTCGGTGTCTGTAGCCGTAGGCATACCATTTTCTACTAGCTGATGAAATAATTCTTCGTCGAAACACTTTTTGGATAAATCTCTCAAAGTGTTTACATGGGACGTTGAGATGGGCGTATAATAACGGCCTGAGGCAGTAACGGGTGTAAACGAATATAATGGCCCGCCCGATTCCTGCAATGAACCGGGCCGTCTCGGAAAAAGCTTAGGTAAATGAGAACACGCCTTAGCGATTTGTAGAGTACCAGCAAACCACTCATGCGCATACCTATCCGGGACATTTATCGGACCACAACGCAAAATTCGCTGTCCGATGACAGAATCTTCAAGAGCATCACACTGTCCCATTAACACATTCGATAATATGTGAGGAATGTAGACGATAGTTTGTTTCTCCCAAATAAGCGGAGAATTAGACAAATATCTTACAATCTGGTATAGTGCAATATGAGACACCACAGAAGTGAATGACCACCAAATTGGCGAAAACAACCAATAGGTTGTAATTAACGCCAGGGCCCATACTACTGTGTAGTATCTCAATAGAATCCAAGCCATAGTCAACAACCCGTAATAGGTACCGTGCATCCTCATAGCAAGAAGAAACCTAGCCAAAAACAATGTGTGCCAAATCTGTTTTATGCCTTCATACCGAATCACTTCAATATGAAAATCAGCATCTAACTTTTCTGTAGCACGATTGAATATTAACCGGTTATCTTCAGGGGATACATGTACAATTTGCAAATTACGGTCGTATTCCCGAGGATCACCTAGTAAAACTTCCTGGATGGCATAGACACATTCCGAATCTGTTATTACTTTTCCTTCGAGAATAGGCCTGGGTTTCTTTTTCTCTTGTTTTTCTTTAGAATCATCATTTGAACCTGCCTTTACTGGGGTTACCGGTGGAACGTGGACACGCTTCACATTGACAGTGGCTTTGGCACTAGTAGACACAAAGCTTTCAATTGTGGGTTCCGTCCCTGATTGCGGCTGAGGAGGCGCCTCTGCAGTCGCAAGTGCCACACCTGACTCCGGAGTTTTGTCAGTGGGTTCTTCTTTTTCTTTCTCCTTCTCCTCTTGCCGAGGGAATTGTTTACAGAAGGAGGCCATTTTGTCAGTCGGGATCTCGTTGCGATCAGTGGCAAACAACTTTACAACACTATGGTCCACCAAATAACCTGGAATAGGTTCGTTTTGGATACCACTTGGGTGTCGTCCCGGGTGATTACAAGGACAAAAGCTCATATCTCTACAGTAGTTTTGTATCAACACTTCAGGATTACTCTTGATAAACACACCATATCCATGTGTCGCCAGGAATCTGAGGTATTGAAACATTACTTCATAGGGACAATTCGCTTTTATGTGGTCCACACCGCCACACAAAGAACAGAACAATGGTTTTCCTTTCGAATTACAGACAATGTGGATTGTTATTCCTGCAGCGTCTGCGAAGTCAATTGCCATCTTCTGTCTTTCTGGTAAAGTCTCCAAAATATTACCATTAATGGAGTGCATTAGGTGGTTGTGCAATGAGGCCATTTGAGATTCGTGGCCTAGCGCGACATTCAAAAACAGGAATTCACCATAAGCAACACGGTGTACTTCCAATGATTGAATGTAAGAGGGGGGGACTCGCCTCAAATAGTAAGCAGCAAATAAAATTGGTATATCATACCTGATATTACCATTAAGGGCATGCATTTCTCGATTTGCTTGCTTATGAGTAGGCTTGGTATTAAGACGTTTCTTAGGCTTCGTCTTATTTTTTCGGCGCTTATTATCAGCGCTGTTCCTCTTCTTGATGTGCATTTTATCGCTAGTTCGATTTTTCCCGTACGTCTGCACATCAAATGACTTCTGGTCATTTAAGGTTACTGTATCCGGTAGACTTTGTGTAAGATAATTATCTGGGTCATTACTCCAGTTCGCTTGATCTAGGAAAGTCGCCATTTTAGTGCCCGGAAATTAAGCAGTAACGTTCGCCCTTACGCCCTGGCGCGTCCAGGTCCGGATTATGGTAGGTACTGTGCTAGATTTTCACATTGCCCCTAAACAAAAATAAATCAAAGGCAACGAAGGGACTAGCTTGGATGAAATGGTCCAAGCATAACCCAACATCTATGGTGACACCTCCTAGATTTGATTTAGAGAGAACCGCGGCAAGGTAATCATACACCAACAACAGGGTACATCTTGATCCTGTTCAAAATTGGCTTTTGACCTATCCTATGACGGCATCTGCTCTCATAGATCGTGAATACTAGAAGGGCATAGACTCCCCAGGACACTAATCCTGGTTATAGCACCAAGAGGTTACCATGATACCCCAAGAGGCACTTTCGCACCTTTTATAAATACAAGTTCAGAGACTAATATATGCTTAAAGCATTACCGCACTTCTATGTCTTAACTCCCAATACTCCGCTTACTAGCCGGAATTTGGTACGCATAGTTCGTCACTAGAGGCA